CGCAAAAAGTCAGCTTAACTTCAAGGAAGGTGTCAATAACGATACCAAGTTTGGCTCTTGGTATGGCATGAACCACCAACCTTGGTGCGCCATGTTCGTTTCGTGGTGCTTTGCACAGGCTGGTTGCTCCCAATTGATCGCTGCATCCACAGCCAAAGGCTTTGCTGGAGTGGAAGTCTTTGAGGCGTGGGCCAAGAAGAACAAGCTGGTTATACCTACAGTACAGGTTCAGGCTGGTGACATCGTTCTATTCGACTTTGCCAAAGCTGGTAAGCCTGTCCATGTGGGCATAGCCATTGGCCCAATCAACCCAAATACCCATTTACTTGATACAATTGAAGGTAACACCGCTGGTGATAACATGGGAAGCCAGAGCAACGGCGATGTTGTTACATTGAAACACCGCGCTCTTACAACCGTAAGAACCGTAGTACGACCCAATTGGAGTAAGTAATGAACATAGACATGAAGCAAGTACAGACAATCTGTGGCACATGGGTGCGGGCATTTGTTGCCGCAGTCCTAGCCTCTTACATGTCTGGCTTTACCGAACCTAAGTACCTAGTTCATGCTGGCCTTGCCAGCGTTGTCCCAGTTGTACTTCGCTGGGTAAATCCAAAGGACAATTTCCCAGTAGCAAATCCAGTTACAAAATAATTTAATAACACAACTAAACCCCGCCTTAACTGGCGGGGTTTTTTTGTTTTTTGTTTTCCTAGTTAGGGCGCTATCATTAGCGCCGCGCCCCTTATAATCCGAGAGCCTATGGCTCTCCCGTATCGCACTCGCTTCGCTCGTATTATACACACCACTTGCAAAATCTTGTCAAATTGGGAAGTGATGCCAACGGGTGCTACACTCGCCACATGAACCAAACAACAGTAGGACATCGCTCATTCAGTAGCTTTTCATCGTGGGTCAGATGCGGTAAGTCGTGGCAATTAGAACGCCAACTGCAAGCACCATCCGAGCCAGCATGGTGGTTCGTGGGTGGCTCAGCCTTTCACAAGGCAGTAGAGAATTACTTACGTGCAGAGTTAAACGATGGTACCCAAGAAAGTTAAGAAGATAGCCAGCCTACGGCTGCTACATGGGCAGAAGGCTGACTACAGCAGCCTTGGACCAATGCGTGTATGTCCATGCGGGTCAGATACATGGCATGTGAAAGTGAAGTTTGATGAAGACGGCGAGATTGGAATGTACTTTCTGGACATGATCTGTGTATTATGTACCAGTACAGCAACCGCACCTCTACCAGAATGGAAATAAAACTAATGAACGTAATAACAAAACCAACTAGAGAAGAACTAATCGCATGGCGCGAAGCAGAAAAATTGGCAGATCGATTACTAGAAATTGCAGAAGAGATTGAAAGCAAAATAAGCGCAATCAACGACCGTATTACAAGAGACGTTCCTGTTTGGGCCGAAGAAATGGATCTTGTGGCAATGACAGATGAAGAGATTGATGAGTTTGTTGCAGAGGGTCAGTAATGTACATTGATAGCCCGCCAGCATTTCAATTAACTTGTAATTGTGGAATGAGAATTAGCGGCACTAATGAAAACGGTCTTATTAGTCTTTTGAAAAGGCACATTGAATCAGGCAAATTTCATGCCGCTTATTTACTTCGTAATAAATTTTCACCAGGCGATAGTGAATTAGAAGACGTGATTGCCATAACTTTGTCTATGAGGAAAGCAGAAAGGAATTATGAATCGCGCACAACGCAGGGCTAAAGGCGTAGCTAGTGAGGATGCTTTTCGCACAGCATTTGTGCAAGCAGAGATGGTTATGCGACAGGCGCTATCTAAGAAGATTGATCTTGCAATTGACGAAGAAGAAGACGAAGCAGTAAAGTCTGGACTTCGCAAAGCGCAAAAGATTGTGATGGGCGAACTTGACAATTGATGCACAAAAAATTTGGGATGCTGCTTTCTTAGAACAGATTGCAGAAGTTGAGGCTAAGTCCAACTCTAATCCTGTTGACTGGCGCAAGGGTGGCAGAGCCACCAAAGCCAGCCCAGACAAGGAAGACAAAACTTGGTGGGATGAAAACGGCAAGAGGATGCTGGATGATTTTGTCACCTCATACAAGGCTAACAAGTGGAAAGTTTGGACTACACCACAAGGTATCCCAGCTATAGAACTTGGAGTTAACGTCACCTTTGGTGAAGTACTTATCAAGGGTTACATTGACCTAGTGTTTGAAAATAAAGATGGCTCACTCACAGTTGTGGATCTAAAGACTGGAGCCAGTACACCTGAATCATCTATGCAGTTGGGTACTTACGCAGTATGTATCGAGCAGACTTTTGGAGTGAAGGTACCCTATGGTGCCTACTACAATGCACGAACAGCTACACTAGAACCAACGGCAGGCATGGAACGCTGGACCTATCCTCTCCTTACGGAGATGTTTGCTCAGTTTGAAAGAGGATTACAGGCAGAAATTTTTTTACCAAATATCGGTATGTCATGCCGCACTTGCGGCGTGAAGGACTACTGTTATGCAGTAGGTGGACAACTATCTCAACTCTACGACCCACTAGCAAACATAAAAGAAAAGGAAAGCAAATGAGCGCACTACCAAGCACAAAGCTACAGATCAACTACAAGTTGGCTGATGGCACACTAATCAACATCTATGCAGATAACGTGAAGGAACTTGAGACAAGTCTTGCAGACATCTCTATGGTTGCAGCACTTATCAAGTCAACTGCTAACGATCTTGGCGGACAACCAACACCAAGCGTTGCATCAGTTGCAGCAGCTTTCAATTCACCAGAGCCAGTGGCAGTGACAGCCAATGGCAACGCATACACATGCAAGCATGGTGAGATGACATTCCGTCAGTCAAAGCCTGGAGCGCCTAAGTCTTGGAAGGGTTACTTCTGCCCAACACCACAAGGTACGGCAGATCAATGCGAGCCTAAGTTCCTGCGATAATAGATGCTATCGCTGTCTCAAGCAGCAGCCAAATCTGCTAACGAGCATGCACTTCTGCCAGACCTATTCCCATCATTGCAAAGTGATGGGATTAGGTTTCGGCGGGGGCAACTAACGATGATTGCTGGCGCACCTAATGCTGGTAAGTCGTTGCTCGGTCTGTACATGGCTGTTAACATGAAGGTACCTACGCTGTACATCAGCGCAGATACCGATGCTTACACGACGGCGATACGTGCTGCGGCAATGGTTACAGGTTCTCAAGTTTCAGCTGTTGAAGAAGCCTTTGTAACTGAAATAGGAATGGAGTTTTACCAGTCAGAGTTGGAAAGTATTTCCCACCTACGCTTTGACTTTGCTCCATCACCCACTCTTGATGAGATTGATTTATCTATCAGAGCCTATGCCGAAGCCTTTGGCGAGTATCCCCACTTACTCATTGTAGATAACGCTATGAACGTAGTATCTATGCACGAAAATGAATGGACAGGGCTACGCGAGATTGCTAAGGCAATGCACCACATCGCACGTGAGACTGACGCAGCAGTATTCCTACTGCACCACACGTCAGAGGCAGAGGGGCAACCCGACATGCCGCCAAGTCGTAAAGCAATTCAAGGTAAAATTTCGCAATTGCCTGAGATGATCTTGACCGTTGCATTAGTGCAGCACACAGGAGAGTTTAGAGTTGCCGCAGTAAAGAACAGGTTTGCCCAGCACTCACCCAATGGCGCTAAGTATGTATCACTATGGAGCGATGCTTCCAGAATGAACATCTATTCCCATCGCCAGACCAGCTATTCATTTAACACATGGGAGTACAACTGATGAGATTAAACAATGACGATACAAGATTAGTTAAGACTCACGTAGAACAAATGCCCAGTGAAAATACGAAGCAAGAAAAAGCAAATGCGCTACAATTACTAGAGCGCATGGATGCGCTTGATCTAGCAGAGATGTTGGGGTTGGTTGATGGCCAGTAAGCAAGCAGCAGCAAAGGCTCGCGGCTCCAAGTTTGAAACAGATGTCTTGAAGTGGCTGCGGGGACGGCTACCTCAAGCGATAACGGACAGGCTTGCCCGTGCGGGGAAGAACGATGAGGGAGATATTGCCATCATCGTTGCGGGCAAGCCTTACGTTTTTGAATTGAAGGCAACAGTTAAACTTGATCTGCCACAGTTCTGGCGTGAGGCTTGTGTTGAAGCAGAGAACTATGCAAAGGCTCGCAACCTTGAGCAGGTTCCACCTGCTTATGTAATTATTAAACGCAGACAATCAGGGATAGAAGACGCTTGGGTGGTGCAAACCCTTGAGCAGTGGACAAAAGTTGTCACAGAATAAGCCAGACATCGGGGCAGTACTAGAAGCCTACGGCTGTGCAGTATCACCAAGGTACGGTTGGGTTGCTTGTAAGTGTGTTATCCATGAGGATAGCCACGCATCAGCTGCCTACAATTTAGACCTACAGATGTACAATTGTTTAGTATGTAACGTGCTAGGTGATGTGTATGAGTTGGTAAAAGCCAAAGAGGATTTGAAAGGATTTGTAGATGTTAAACGCAGAGCAGAGAAACTTGCTAACGGAAGCAGCCACAAGGTACTGCGAACATCGAAACGAGGCGACTCTCTCCTACCTACAGGAACGCGGCATAAGTCAGGAAGTAGCGGATTTGTACCTGCTTGGAAGCGTCGCGGAGCCTAGTAGCGGACATGAGATGGCGACAGGCATGCTCTCTATTCCCTACCGTACTCCTGCTGGCATTGTTGGTATTAAGTTCCGTCGTCTGGATAATGGCACACCCAAGTACCTTTGGCCGACAGGTCAGAAGATAGGACTATTCAATGTCACCGACTTGCACTTGCAATCAGACACCATCGCGATCTGCGAAGGGGAAATTGACACGATTATTCTTAGTGGCGTTGTTGGTATTCCCGCTGTTGGCGTTGCTGGCGTCAGCCAATGGAAGCCTTGGTTCCCAAAACTTTTTGAATCGTATAAAAGAATACTTATCTTTGCGGACAACGACGTCAAAGAAGACGGACGAAACCCAGGACAAGAACTAGCCAAGAGAATCAAGGACGATCTTGATAAGGCAACTGTTGTCCACTTGGAAGATAACAAGGATGTCAACGACACGTACTTGGAGCTTGGCTCTGACTGGTTCATGGACAGGTTGGCATCGTGAGTACATTTGTTTCTTTATTTGCGGGAGTAGGTGGCTTTGATTTAGGTCTTGAACGGTCTGGTCATACTTGTATCGGTCAAGTAGAAATAGATAAACATGCACAGAAGATACTTAAAAAGCATTGGCCAGATGTGCCATTGCATAATGATGTAACTACAGCAATTCAATGGGCAAAGGAGATGAATTTAATTGGAAGAGTTGACATTGTTTGCGGGGGATTTCCCTGCCAAGATGTATCCATTGCTGGCAAACGTGCTGGAGCAGGATCTGGGACAAGAAGTGGATTATTCTGGGACGCTATACGATTTGCGAAAGAAGTTAAAGCACAAACCATCATCTTGGAAAATGTGCCAGGACTTTTATCAAGCAACAAAGGACGCGATTTTGGAGTCGTCCTCACTACATTGGCCGACGCAGGGTATAGCCACATCGAATGGCGAATTTTGGATAGCCAATACTTTGGAGTACCCCAACGACGTCGTAGAGTCTTCATTATCGGATGTACTTTTGACAGAAGCGCCAGCCCAATATTCATTGAGCGTAATGGCTTGTCAAGGAATACTTCGAAGAGCGAACAAGCGAGGCAAAACTTTATCCCCAGAACTTCAAGAAATTCTAGTTACAAAAATTCAAAATAATGTTGTGGTACACAAAAAGTAGGCGGGCGCAAAATGTGGACGATTACGAGACATGGAAGCGGGGGGGGGTAATGTCAACATTAAATGCATTTGACATTGGCGATGTTAGGACAACCATAATGGTTATACCAGCACTTTGTTTTGATGAATGGAATGATGGAGCTGTATCTGAAAAGCACAATACTTTGAGAGCTGGTGGAAAACACTCCACTGGCGTTCTTCAAAATCAAATTGTTCGTAGGTTAACCCCGATTGAATGTGAAAGACTACAAGGTTTTCTTGACAACTGGACAGATGGGCAAGCAGACTCACATCGTTACAAGCAAATGGGTAATGCCGTTACTGTAAATGTAATTGAATGGATAGGCAATAAATTGTGACAACTGTAATCGGTATTCAAGGACATAACTGGGCAGTGGTGGGTGCAGATACCCGCGTCGTAGATGACGGACGTATCTTTAACCTGCCTGCTGGCGCAGGTAAAATAGTCCGCAAGCCCGATTACATTATCGCTTTGGCTGGAGATTTCAGACCAGCGCAAATCTTCTCCCACCAAACTAAGTACCCAAAACCACCCGCCTTCACCACAGTTGACGCATTGGATAAATTCGTCACGCAGAAATTTCTGCCTGCTATCAAAGATACATACAGAGAAGTTGGCTTTGTGCCACTGGAAGATGAAGGAGCTGAGTTACTTGTTGCAATCCACGGAACAATCTACGACATTGGATCTGACTGGTCTTGGGCCAGAGATAAGCGCGGTATTTACGGCGTTGGTTCTGGCAGCCCGTATGCAATCGGCGCCGCAGCAGCACTCGGCGTCCCTAAAAATCCAAATGAAGGAATGGCGTACGCCAAGCAAGCGCTATCAATCGCTTGTGGCTATGACAACAACAGTGGAGAACCTCTCACCATCTATCAGCAGGTCAGATAGTGAGCGGTAAAAATCCGCAATACTTGTATGGTCCGCTAGATGGTGGCGATGTAGCACCACAATTTTGGATGTTAGATGAAATTGAATTTCCTACTGAGGTTCGAGACGATTCAGTTACGTATGTGTGTTACACTTTAATTGAGGATACTGGTAACTATAAGTATGCTGGTGAGAAGGTCTTACCAAGGAAGAGGTTGGGGACGGGTGAGTGACGACGAATGGCAGCAGATGATTTTGACCTTGACTACTTGGGGCTTTCACATCTTAAAAGCGGATCGCCAGAAAGAGACTTTGTTAATAAAGCCTATACCAGTAAGAAAATAGATAACGATTTTATCGGCTCCATGTGGGACATCTTTGATGGAGCTGGCAACCTGCTACTACAGAAGCACCGTGACTACGGCCCAACCAACATCTCTCGTAGCCCAGGCGGTCCACTCAACGGCATACGTGTACGCATCTGGGACAAGGTAGCCCGCATTAACCATCTCATTGACTCTGGCGCTGAGCCAGAGAACGAGTCGTTGCGTGACTCATTTCTCGACCTGCTTAACTACAGTGCAATCGCACTGTTAGTACTGGATGGAGACTGGCCAGACAAATGAATCTTATTAACGCCGATTGCATTATTGCAATGAAAGAAATGGCGGAAAATTCGGTGGATTCAATTATCACTGATCCACCTTACGAACTTGGATTTATGGGTAAGTCTTGGGATTCAACTGGAATAGCATTTAATGTTGAGGTGTGGCAAGAAGCGCTGCGCGTTCTCAAACCTGGCGGTCATTTGATTGCCTTCTCTGGCTCACGCACTTATCACCGCATGGCAGTTGCCATTGAGGATGCAGGGTTTCAGATTCGCGATCAGATTATGTGGGTTTATGGGTCAGGCTTTCCTAAGTCGCATAACATTTCAAAGGGGATTGATAAAAGTGAAAACAATGAAGTTTGGGAGAATAACGCTTACGGCGGTGGCAATTCCAAATGCGATAAATGTGGCAAGTGGATGATTTCGGGAAGCCCCTGCCAATGCCCAAAGCCGATTGTCGAATTCAAAACCGCCGCCGCGAAGCAATGGGATGGCTGGGGCACTGCACTCAAGCCAGCGCATGAGCCGATGGTGCTTGCTCGCAAGCCAGTCGAAGGCACTGTTGCAAACAATGTGATGACTTGGGGCGTTGGCGGTTTGAACATTGATGCGACAAGGGTTGGGACAGATGACAACCTAAGCGTTGGAAGCAATAACCGCAAAAATGGCGCAATCAACTTTGGAATGGCTGACGATAAAGAGGCTCAAACACAATCTCCCTTGGGTCGCTTCCCCGCCAACTTCATTCACGATGGCAGTGATGAGGTTGTGGCGTTGTTTCCTGATAAAGCAGGTGGCGGTCATTGGACAAAAACAAAAGTGACAGGTTTTGGCGAATTCGGCGGTGGAACATCTGAATATCTAGGACAGGGCGAAAAAGATGGATTTGGCAGCGCCGCCCGATTCTTCTATTGCGCAAAGGCAAGCAAGCGCGACCGCAATGAAGGGTCGGTCAATAATCATCCAACTGTCAAGCCTACAGACTTGATGCGCTACCTTTGTAAACTTGTGACGCCACCAAACGGCACAGTACTTGACCCATTCATGGGCAGCGGATCCACTGGTAAAGCCTGTACCTATGAAGGGTTTAACTTTATTGGAATTGACCAGTCAGCAGAGTATGTAGAAATTGCAAAAGCACGAATCGGATTTGCAAAAAAGGAGAAACACAAATGATAAAAAACATAGTGGTACTCAGCGACTTGCAATCCCCGTACCATGACGTCGCCGCAACAGAGGCTATCAAGAAGTTTATCTATTGGTATCAACCAGAGACTGTCGTCTCAGTTGGTGATGAGATTGATCTACCGCAACTAAGTCGTTGGGAAGAAGGCGGCGAAGGTGAATGGCAACGCGATTTAGGTCGCCATCGCGACATCACAGTCAAGTTACTTAAAGATTTAACTGTCGAACATATTGTTCGCAGCAATCACTCAGATCGTTTGTATAACAAGATCAAAGGTAGAGCGCCAGGATTTCTAGGCTTACCTGAATTAAAGATTGAACAGTTCTTAAAGCTCGATGAGTTGGGTATCACCTACCATCACACCAGTTATCAACTAGCCCCAGGCTGGATACTTATGCACGGCGACGAAGGCAATGTTCAGCCGACTGCTGGTGCTACCGCACTTGGCTTAGCCAAGCGCTCAGGCATGTCAGTTGTCTGCGGACATACACACCGCATGGGTCTAACTCACTACACCCAATCATGGGCGTCAGGTTCTAAGACTGTGTGGGGCATGGAAGTTGGTCATCTTATGGATCATCGTCGCCACGCTAAGTACATTAAGTCTGGCTTATTCACATGGCAACAGGGCTTTGGTATCTTGCATGTTGATGGCAAGACAGTAACACCTCAGCTTGTACCTATTGTGAACCGATCTTTCACTGTGAATGGAAAAGTATTCAAGTGGTAGAACAAAAACTATCGGCTGGCGATGTGGCATGGGCAACCAACGAAGCGGTAAGTAGGTACAACTACAACCGCGCACGTGGTAATGACCCAACCAAGTCTGCTGCTAAGACATGGGTTGAAGCTATCGCCCGTGAGATTAGTGGTGTGCTTGGTGAGATTGCCGTTGCTCGGTGGCTCGATAAGTTTCCACACACTCTCTTTGAAGATCGCAAGACTGGCGACATAGCAGGCCATGAGATACGAACTACCACCTACGCTACTGGTCGCCTGATACTTACCAAAGAGGACGATCCAACTCGTAAATATTTTTTGGTAACTTTGCCCGATCATTACACTGCCAACATAGTTGGCTGGATCTATGGCTATGAAGGCCAGCACGATAAGTTCTGGAATACAGAGTTTTCAATTCCTTGTTACACAGTAGATCAACAGTACCTACATGATGTGAAGGAACTATGAAAGATTGGTTAGATGAGGCAACCGACATCGCCGCACAGGTGGCACGACAAGTCCACAAAAAGTACAGTACATACTTTGCAGTTGATGATGTCCGTCAAGAGTGCCTGCTCTGGGTCGTTGGCCATGAAGAAAAGGTTAAGGGTTGGCTTGAGCCTGAGCAGAATCGTGAGGATTATCAAGGTGGTGTGCGTCAGCTGGCTAAGACTCTTTCGCGCCATGCTGAGCGCTATTGCCGCAAACTTAAATCGCAAAGGGTAGGTTACGAGATACGCGATGAGGTTTATTACTCACCTGCCCTGCTCTCTGAGTTACTGCCTCATGTTTGGTCTAATGTAGCACCTACGCAGGACGCCACTAAGCCACGTGTATCAGGTGGTGCTGGTGCTGCCGCAGAAGGTGGCAACTATGTTGCCGCCATCTTTGATGTTCGTGCTGCACTGGAGAAGTTGCAACCCGATGATCGTATCGTGTTGCAGTATAAATTCTTTGAGAATTTTAATTATAGTCAGTTGGCTATCGCGTTGGAAATCTCTGACTCGACTGCTCATCGTAAAGTATCTGGCGCTTTGCGCCGCCTATGCAACGAGCTTGGCGGGGAGAATCCTTTC